AATGCCCTGAGCTTCCGGCGGATGACCAGCGGACTCATGCCTGGATCAACATCACTAGCGCACTGAGGAACAGCGGCAAGCGCGTCATCAAACTTGACGCCCGAGCTGTCAATTACGCCAAGGAGGGCCTCAGAGAACTCCAGTCTCTCACCCGTGGTGCTGAAGATTGCAAACTGCTTGTATTTCAAGATCTCAACACTAAGTCTCTCGACACGTGGATCAACCTCAGCTCGTGAGCCGATGGGCTGCTGCTGACGTCCTCTTCGTTTCGTTTCGTTTCGTGTCGTTTCGTTTCGTGTCGTTTCCGTTTCATCCTCGCGTTTCGTAACACTTGCTTGAAACGTTTCAGTTTCACATAATTCCGTTAGCTTGCGCTCACGATGAGCGCGCACCCTCTTGGTGCTCGTCGCGCGTTCTTGCGCTTCTTCGAAGCGAGAAATGAACAACCTCGAGCGCTTGTGACTAAGGAAGCCGTCCTGAATCATGGCCCCAACGGCGGCAGCAACGCTCGCCGACTCGTCTGCATGCGAGCCCAGGGCGCGGGCCATGTCAGCTCCCGGATCGGTCGTTGCGGCCAGCAGTGTCCCGTCGTCTCGAGCCACGCGAATTAGGTAGTCGCGGATTCCGCGCCAAAGAACCGGCCACGCCTTGTGGTCAAGATTCTCGCGCACATAGAGCTTCCTCCAGTTTTCTCTCGAAAATTGCATCATGGCCCCAACCGCCCCAAATGTTCACCCATGCTTTGACATCTCCAGCGTGATTTCATGCTGACAAAGAAACGAGAGCCGCACGCCGAGAACGTCTGCGATGCGTTTAAGCGTAAGCGCCCGCGGATTGCCGATCGCGCCCGTTTCAATTTTGCGAGTTGTGCCGCGAGCAACTCCCGCGAGCCGATCAACTTCTGACGCTGCCACGCCGAGCTTCTCGCGCGCCAACTCAACACGTCGGCAAAGCCTGCGATCGTCGTTTGCGGTGATTGACATGACATGATTATGGTGCAAAAAAGCACCATTGGTCAAGTGATTATTTTTGGCCCCACCAAGCGCTTCGCGCACGCCCGCTAGCCCAAAGCGCCAAACAGCGACGACGCAAACCTTGACAGCTGATGCTTAAATGCGCAATAATGGGTCTACCCACTCAGCCAGGGCTTTAAACAAAGGGACAAAATGGACGAGAACGAAAAACACCAGGCGGGCATGTTGCCCGACGACCCCAGAGAGAACTGCGTGCCTTTCTGGCCAAACAGCGACGACAGGGCGGCGCCGGCCTCCGGCGCAGCACTTGCGGTGGGCCTGCTCCGAGCACAACAGGCGCTTCGCAATGTGCCCAAAAATGGGCGCAACAAATTTCACGGATACGCCTACGCCACGGCGGAGGATATGATCGGCGCTTGTCGTCACGCGCTGCACCAGCATGAACTTTTTGCGGAGCGCGTCGGCTGTTCCATCGTCGCGATCGGCGCGGTTTGGGTGCTGCGCTCACAAATGAGAGTCAGCCACGCGCCGAGCGGCGAGTCGCGCGACGGCGTGTTCGACTACCCGATTTGCCCAGAAAAAGGTCGCCCACTCGACAAGGCGACTAGCGCGAGTATGAGCACGTCGCTGTCCTACTGGCTCCGAGATCTGCTGCAGGTCCCGCGCTGCGACGATGAGGTGGACTTCGACAGGTCTCGGAGCCAAGCGCCCCGGGAACTCAGCCGATCACACGGGGTCAGCCGCGACACAGACGGGCCGCTCTCACAACTGAAAGAGCTGGAGCGACAATTCAGCGAAACGAGCAAAGCCGCCGATCTTACGCGGATCGCGTCAGAAGTTGATCGATTGTGGGAAGAGCTGTCGCCGGCGCAGGCGGAGGCGCTTTGCGTCAGATTTGACGATTTCAAAGATCTAAAAGACCTGAAAGAGCGGCAGATCAGTGCGCGCCGCGCAGCGCGGCGGAAGCAACCACGAAACTCAAGAAACGGGAGAAAAGAAAATGTCTGAAGGACTCAACCGCGTCATGCTTCTCGGCAACCTCGGAGCAGATCCGGAGCTTCGGGAAACTCAGAGCGGCACACCCGTGCTCAACGTGAGACTCGCCACGTCATCGCGTTTCAAGGATCGAAGCGACGAATGGCAAGATCGAACCGAGTGGCACAACGTTGTCATCTGGGGCAAGCGCGGGCAAGCCCTGCACCGCATCCTCAAAAAGGGTTCCCCGGTGTTCGTCGAGGGCTCCCTGCGGACAAGTAGTTTCGAGGGGCGCGACGGCGTTCAGCGCCATAAAACGGAAATAAAGGCAGATAATGTCATATTAATCGGCGGCAATCGCGGCCCCGAGCCGCGCGACGAGCGCCGAGAACTCGAACCGAGGAAGCAAAATGCAGACTTTTTCTAGCCTCGGAAGCAGTTTTTTTCAATTCGCCAATTTGACAGCGTCGAAAGTCGGGCTATTCCGGCTCTGCTCATACCCTTTCAAGCCCGGCCGATCGTGGCCCGAGCGAAAAAATGCGGCGATGTCAGTGGGCTCACAGATCCACACGTGGTCGGAGAATGTCATAGACGGCGCAGAGCCTAATTTTGGCGGGGCAAGCGCCGAGGCGATCGATCTGTGGGACAAAAACCGCCACCAAGTCGACGAACTCGCAAGCCAGGGCGGCACAAGATCCGAGGTCCCCTATGCGATCGGCCCGGATCTGCGTTGCCACGAATTGAAAAAAGGCACCCATCGCGATTACTCCAGCGCCCCCGATGGCTCAATATGCGGCACAGCTGACGCTGTGAAAGCGGAGCGCGACCGCGTGATCGTGTCGGACTGGGAAGTGTCGCTGTCAACTTTTGGCGGATACAAGCCTGCTCCTCCCTACAACTGGCAACTCAAGACTCTGGCTTTTGCCGCTGCCCACGTCGAGCGCGTGAACTCGGCTGAAATCAGAGTCGTGAGAATGCGCCCATTCGGGCCGAGTGTGGAGACCGCTGAACTCAATGTGTTCGACCTCGAGGCGATCCGAGACGAGTTGATTGATATGCGCGCAAATGGCGAAAAGCTGATCGACACACCGAGGCCCGGGGAACATTGCCAAAAAAAGTTTTGTCCGCTGCGGGGCATCTGCCCTGTCGGAGATCTGCATATGCGCGAAGCAGAGAAGCTCAAAACCGGGAAACTGAACAGCGAGCCGCTGACCGACGAAATCAGAGACGCCACGCACGCAGCGATCATCTATGACCGCTTAAAACACGCCGAGGCAGGCGTTAAGGCCATTAAAAAACGGTTGAACATTTTCAGCGAGAAGAACGGCGGGATCATTTTGAGCAACGGGAAAACCTACAAGAAAAGGGAGTTAAGCAATGGGCGGGAACGATTCGGCGAGTCTCGGGCGTGAGTCACTCGAGCAACTGTCCCGACGAGCAGCGCAGGCAGGGCGGTTCGCGGTGCTCTACGATCCTGGCGGTCGACACAAAATTATTGTCTGGCTTGGGAAAAACTCGGCTTGTTTCGATCCTGCTCTGGCTCGCTGCCGGACTCGGCAACCGTGAGTTGAAAAAGCTGGTGCTGCTCGCACAGAGCTACACGGACTCACCCATCGACACTCATTCCCAGGGCTCGGCAGTGAGCCGGGTTGACAGAAAGTAAACTAAACCCCTCTGGAAGATGTAGTCTGCAAGTGCCTGGAATTGCTAGCCAGCGACCCCGTTAGAAGGGAACTTTCGATCCATTAAGCTTCCTTCGTCAAGTTTGCGCGCCGGGCTTCCGGTTAACCCCGATCAGATCTCCAGCGGCACACCCGAGCGCCTTGGCCAGCTTTCTTATTTGCGCAAGCTGTGGCTCAAATTCGCCACGCTCCCAGCGGCTGACGTTTTGAAAAGACAGCCCGCACCGATCCGCCAGCGCGCTTTGCGTGAGCCCTGAGCAACCTCGCTGCCGCTTCAGTTTCTCGCCCGTCGACATTTTGAGGCTGAGGCGCCCGATCGTCTTGATGCACATGCCGCACGTCAGCTCGCCGACCGTACCGTCCCGATGTTGGGCCACGTATCGATCGCTTTGTTTGTGACCGCACCGTGAGCACGTTGTGATGCACCCCAGACACTGCATTACGCTGCGGACAGCGCCGCCATGATGGCGAAGCCAGAGCTGAACCGGCTTGCGCTCTTCACACTCGTAGCAAATGCAGTCGTCGCACTGATCCCACAGATCCGTGTCGTGCGCGTGCTCCCGCGGATCGAAATCAAATACACGATCGCAGTGCCTACACATCTCTGTGCTCACGAGATTTTCTCCGCGCTCTGCTCAAGCGTCACGTTGAGAGCAAGCGTTGACGCGCCAGGCACGATCTCACCAGTCTCGTCTAGGTCATCACTACGCACGACAACAAAGCCTTCAGCGCCGCCCACCACCGTCATCCTCACCTCGCGGCCCCACTCGCCGGTGACGAAGAATTCACGGCCGCACACTGCGCCTAAAACTGCGTTTTGAATTTGCTTGCTCTTTGGCTTGTCGGTCATGATGTGTCCTCGGCGCCAAGTGTCGGGATAAGCGTCCAGCGGTCGGGCTCGCTGAGGTTGTCGATCAACTCCCAAGCTTGCGCGCTTTCCGCGAGTTCGCCCAATTCTCTCTCCAGGTCGCCCAGTAAAAAACAGCCGGGGCTGGTGTTGAAGCTGAGCCCGCGCTCGGCGTCGAGATTGATCGCAACGGTGATCCCCTCTCGGCGCTCGTCATCGGTAAAACCAGCCGCGTCATTAATGAGCAACTCTTGGTGCAATTCTGTGATTTTCATACCGTGTCCTTTGTAATGGCCTGATTTATCAACCTCTTCGCGGCTGCAATGCTAACTGGCGCGCGTAGTGAGAGATCTACGTTAACAACTGGGCCCGATATTTCGTAGAGATCAACTGTCGCAAGGTAGAGCTTGCCAAAGCAAGTCCGCCAAACGTCGCGGCTAACTTTTGACAAAGTGATGGTATGCCCCTTGTAGATCTTGCTCATGATGCTGTGTCCTTTTCGCGGTTTTCAAAACAAAACCTCGCTTCAATCCACCCAAGTTGCTTGCTCACAGTCTCGTGCGCCCCCGAGCCCTCCAAGCTTCCGTCGAGAATTTCACGGGCCAACTCTAGTTGCTTCCCACTGCTCAAGTCGTCGAACCACGATCGCAATGCGTCGTAGCAGTCGTGTCCTGTCAGCTTTACGCTGCCCCTGTTCTCTGGCTCGTATCCGCCCGTTTTCGTTTGAGCATCTGGGCAATGATCGGCAATGGCGCTGCCGTATTCATGAAAAACGGTGTCAACTCCGCGACCAACGACGCGGAATTTCCACAGTGACCACGCGCCGTCCGTGAAATCGTTTTCAATAATGTCTAGCTCGTATTCTGCGATCGTCATTTCTATCTCCCTATCTGCGCTTTCGATGTAAACCTTGATCATCATGCCGTGTCCTTTCTTCTCACAATCTCGAGGTCGTCGTTGCACGTCCCGATGAGCAGCCGCGTTTCGTCCCATGACCAAACGCCAAGTGTGCACGCTGGGCCCTCTCCGCCGAATGTTGGCAGGTCGGTGCTCCAGGCCTCGGGGTCTTGAGCGCACATCGCGGAGGGGTGGTCCGAGATCATTAATTCGAGTAGTTCGTCCAGGTTTTTCATAACACCAACCCTTCCAGCTCACGCTGAATCACCTTCACTGTTGACCGAAGCGAGTTGAGGTCTTGGGCCAGGTTATCCAGTTGAGGCCGGCACTTGCCCGGGTTGCCGCCGTACTTCTTCATCGCGTACCGCGCATCCCTTACGATCTGTTCCGCATGGGTCAGGAGCTGGGTGATTCTGATCGCAGTGCCTACACATCTCTGTGCTTTGGTGTTCTCTTCCGTGTTGTTCGTGCTCATGTTGTTATCTCTCTCTTCTTACTTATAATATAATCACTAGTGGTTAACATTCAAGGGCAAATCGGCTCAAGCGGTGCGATTTCCGGAGGTTGGTTGCCCTCGAGGGGGCGTGGCTAAATTGCCCGCCGCACCTGCTCGATAAACCACGACAGCGGAAAATTGACGTTGTTTTTGCCGCCCGGATCCACGTGGCTGCTTTTCCGAAAAGCCGCGCTGACCTCGAAATGGGTCGTGATGCCCGCGTCGCCGCGTCTGAGGGCGTCAGCGTCCACAAATCTGACAGGGACGTTCCAGCGACGACAGGAGCGAGCCACGAGCAGCACAGCCCGCTGTAGAGCGGGTCCGCATTCTTTGCGCCAGTCTGTTTTGAGAGCGCGGCCCACGATCTCATATTGGCAGCCGAGAGAATTCGCTCCAGGTGCGGCCCAAGCTATTTGTGTCTCGTTTAGACAAGCGATCGCCTCATCGTTGCCAATCACGTAATGAGCTGAGGAACGCGGAGCGGGGCCATTTTTCCCGGCAAAGTATTCAGCCACTCGCCGCGCAACGCCAGCCGCTGGCGTGTTCTCTGTTGAGTGCAGAACGCACCATTTCACAGCGTCGCGATCGGCGCGTGTAAAATTGGCCGCTTTGATTTCAGCGGCAATCAGCGGCCCGGAATCCGGAGAGCAGACAGATCGACCACGATCAAGCCCGCGATCGGCAAACCACGAAGACGTAGCCCGCTCGGTTGCGTTGCCATGAATTCCGTCTGCCCCGCCGTGGCCATCAAGGAACGATCCGTAGCCGTCCGCAACAAGTCTCCTTTGCCAAACCTCAACCCCCGGGCCGCGCTCTCCGGGATTTGTTACCCGCGGACAGCTCGGCGGTACAGTGTCCGCGGGCCCCTCTCGTTCATGCCGCTCATCCGCCTGCGGCGGCTGGCCCACGCCGTAACGGGCAGGAGTAACGCCCACGTGGCTAATCAGCTTCGCCTGATCGGGGTTTCCCAAAACCTCGGCCAGATCCACCTCGCGCCCATTTAGCCAGCCGCGGCGGGAGACAAATTGCGCTAACTGTGAGTAATCGACGTGATGCACACTGTGAACAGCCGCGACTGGCTGAATTACGCGCAGGCCAATATCGCTCGCTGAACGGTGAAGCTTGAGTTGGCGCCAGCGCGCATCCGATGTTTCAATGTGCCAACCGTAGTTGACGGCTTTTAACTCGGCGATCCTAGGAGACAAAATCCAATGCTTCCATCCCGACACCATGCCCTGCCGGCCCATCCGAGCCTGCTCAAGATCTGAATTGTGAGCAATTGCCGCCGCGGACTCGGAGCCGGCCGGCGGTATGCGGCGCGGGAATGGGCCGAGGCGCAGCCGGCTGGCGCGGAACATAACGTCAGCCAGTTTTGCGGTCGGCAGCATCATCCCAAGCTCATCGGCCACGCGCTGAGAGAGTTCGGCGCTCATCGCCACGCGTATACCGTTGAGCTTTAGCGCGTCCGCCATCGCGAGAATTGTCAGCCCGCCGTCCATCTCGATGGGCATCAAATCAAACGTGAGATCCCCGCTTTGCGCCGCCGCTAATATCCGATCATGAAGTTGGCGCGGGTTCATGCTCATTATGTTCCGCGCGGCAATGTTCATCTCAGCCAACGCCGCCGCAACCGGTGATACAGCGCCCAGCGTTTTGACGCTGCTTTTCCCCCGCGTTCACATGATCCGGATCCGTATGCGCGGAGCCAGCCGCCGGGCCTACCGCGACAAAGACCGCCGCACCTCGCCGCTAGGTTTAGGGCCGATCTTACGCACCTTTTTCGATCGTCAATGAGCTCGTGGCGGTCCCAACCCTCTACGGTTTTTCCATTTCCGACATTGAGTTGAAAAACGCATACAGACGATCCATAGTCGCCATTAATGCGGCCCGTATCTACGCCATGATGGAATCGACTTTCCATAAACGAGATTGCGGTGAGCATAAGCGCAGTCTTCTCAGCCGCCGCCGAGCCCGAAAAAAGCCACGGGCCAACCTCGGCCGCCTCGGAAATGTCCGTAGCGATTTCCTCGTAGCGATCCAGCGCGTCATAAAAGCTTTCATATTTAGAATCCGCCGGCGGCGTCACTAGCGAGAAGATAACGGACAAAACAAGCTCTTTCATTTCATACCCTCACAAACAAAAAAAAAGACCCGGGCGGGGGAAGGGTCGTTCTGCTTGACCGTGCGCTAGGCGCTCCGCCCGAATCTCTACGACAGCCAAATCGCGGCCAGATCGTTGCCTTATTTTATTGAGCTGTCAAGTGTGTATTGTGCGCCGCGCAGTAGAAGCGCTCTGTTGTGCCAACCCAGCCGCGCGAGACCGCGTGGCCGGAGCAAACTAGGCATTTTCTCACAATAATGTGCCTGCCGCGCCGGTATCCCAGGACGCCGCACAGCTCGCAGCGCTTGCGCTTTGGGTGCACATCATTTCGCGCCCATGAGTGCTCACACCTCAATGCCTTCATTAATTATGCGCTTGATCTCATCGTCGATTTCGCCCTCCGCCGCCACTACTGGAGCATCAACCAGCTTCGGGCGTTCCTTTCTGAACTCATCGACAACCAAAGCAATGTCTTGCCCGCGCGCCGCGACAAATTTCACAAGCTCGATGAGAACAGAATCCACGGTCATCATAATGAGAGCCCCCCTGTTGCCGCGGACTGAATGAGGCGAGTTTGCGCCCTTGTGAGCGCCTGAATAAGGAGAACCAACTCGACCTCGGCCGGTTTTGCCTTCGTCCGCTCCGCTCGCTTTGCCGCCCTGATGGCCCCGCCAAGAATTATCCACGCGCTACGCGCTTGCTTGTATGCGCTCCAGATTGGCGAGAACCTCAACCGCACAGACGCCACGCGGTCTCGACGCTCCGCTTTTACCGGCTCGCTATGCGGATCACCTTGTACGCGAGCGATCGCAGCGAGCTGCTCGGAGCGGTATGCGGTCGCCAGTTTTGCATGTGCGGCATTCAGAGAAATGGCCGCGACATTTGCCGCCACGATCGCAGTGTCCACGGGTCGCGCGCAGCCGACCGAAAGCAGCGCAAAGACAACAAATGAAACAAAAGCCCGGCTCATTGTTTCGTCGCCGAATGGATCCCCATTGCGCCGAATAGCGCAACAAGCGTAGTTTGAACTATTGCCCGCGCGCCGACAGCTGAGTGAAGCGAAAGCGCCACCGCTGGCAGCACGGCAAGCATTAGTGCGGACAGTTTAATCCTGCGCGGGTCTTCTCTTAACCAAATCTTCAGCGGTGAGTAATTCTTTAGCGCCCAAACTGCAAAGAAGAGGCAGCCCGCCGCGGCCAATCGCCCGTTATCGGAGACTAATAGATCCGCTATTTGATTTGCGCCCATCGGTGTGTTCCCTGCTTTCTGCAATATGTTCATCGAGCCGCAGCGAAACAACTTCCACATCTGCTTTCAGCTCTACAATTTTGGTGTTTATGCCTTCAAGTTTTCCCAAGATGTCGGGCTGAAATCTTCGCACCTCGCGAAGCAAAAGAATGACGCCGACGATGACAATGCCGCCGGGCCCAGCGTTGAGCAACCACTGTTCCACGCTACCAAACCACGGTGATGTTTGTGGCCGTTGTGGCCGTCAACAAAACCTCTGGCTGGATGTTTAACACCTGGCCCGCGGTTGCCGGGATTGTATCAGTTATTCCAGCAAAAAACTGAAGCGCCAGATCCCCGGCTCCGCCTACGATGATCTGGCGCGGTTTTCTCGGAACACGGTCCCGCGTGTAAGTTGGTCGGCCAGTCAGCAGATCGGTGTCTGCCGCAATCGCGGCATAGGTTAGGGTTACGTCCCCAGAGTGAATTGCGCTACTTGCGTTCGTGCTCATTGGTCAGGCTCCTGCTTCCAGCTTCTCAGAAGCTGTTTCATACTCGCTACTAATATCAAAGGGCTTGCCACGTGGTGGCGGAGATTTCTGCTCCTCCGCTTGGCGGGAGTATCCGGATTGCATTATTTTCATGACAGCGGGCTCCAGCGTTTTATCTGCTACAATGTCAAATGCTTGAGCGAGCGCCAGCGCCTCAGGATATGGGAGCTTCTTCCGCTGTGCCCGAAGCTCTATGACCATCTGGGTTAGCTGGTTGCGCATAGAGTCATAGGTTGCTGGCCAAACCTCTTTTACTGCTCGCGCCTTGTCTGAGCTTACTACGCCGCTAGCGATGTCCTTGAGCAGACTCATGGGATTGAGCGCACCCATGGCCACGCGGTTGAACCTCTCAACCTCGGCCTTGCTCGGGACAGTGGTGTCGCCGTACGCTGTGGGCAGATTGCGCAGGAGGTAATCTTGCGCGGCCTGTGCGCGCTGCAACATGATTTCAGTGGTCGCCGGCAGAGCCGCCTCAGAGAGATCAGCCGCGGCCTCGGCGCGTCGCATGATCTGCCCGTCCTCTACCTCTCTCTGCTTTTTCACGTAATCCAAATTTGCGGCGGCAAATGGTACCGCGCCCGCTTTGGCATTGCGCGCAATACTCTTGACTGTGCGCGCAATGCGCTGAGGTATCGCACCGCTGAATGCGTCGGCAAGGGCTCTGCTCCTGATCGCTTGAGCTGCCCCAACGGCTCCAAGCGTTTGCACTAAACCCACGGACACCCCGCCCTCGGCCGTCCCTGACGCCGCCTGATCTAGCGCCTGCTTAATGTTGCCGGTCATCCGCAAGCCCACGCCTCCGGTGAGCACGCTAGACACCGCTCCGAGTAAGCCGCGGCCACGGGTTGCGCCCATGGTGACCTGCTCGTGCACGTCCTTATGACGCATAATGTGTTCAGCTTTTTTGAGTGCTCGATCGAGTTTAACAGATGCCTCGGCAATCGCCCTATTTGCTCCAGTTAGCCCGCTGTCTAAGGATTTGGAGTGCTTGCCAACTGCGTTGGCGAAAGCATTGGAGCGCTCGGCGTATTTTCTGATAATGTTAAATTCTGCGACATTGTCAGCGCTGGTAATATTCCGCAGCAGCGGCCCAACTTTCTTCCGATCGGCTTCGAAATACTCCTTCCAAGCTGCCGCGCCTTGCGCATCCTCGGGCCGCAAAGCCTTGCTCCATAGACGCCCGCGCCCGCGACCGGTCAGATGGTCAACATCAATCAGGCTCGCCCATGGTCCATTAACTTCTTTCTGAAGAACCCCAGCTGCGCCCCAATGTTTTTCACTTTCGAGAAACACGCGCAAATCTTCATACATTTTCGTGATAAGCGGATGCACGTCCCGGGCCTTTTTCTTTGCCCAACTGTTAATCTTCCCGACGTCCCGCTTCAGCACATCGATCCGGTTGTGTAGCTGTGCGTTGGTGCTATCACCGCCCGACTCGACGATTTCTCTAAGCCTGCGCTGGGTACCCTGTATCCCTTTAACAAGCCTCTTGTTATGTGAGGTGCCAAGCCCGCGACCGCTCCTCGCGGAAAGCATTGTTTCAGCACGGCGGCGCATCACTTCCAGTAATTCGAAAGTTGCCGCCACATTGTCTAGCTCGTTGCCCCGCTTCATGACGCCGGCAACGCTGCGCCATTTTTCCCCGCCCATCATCAGCGGAGCGACGTCCCCAAGCTGATTCTTCAGAACTGTCAGCGCGTCGACTATTTCGTTAAGCGTACCCCCCACAGAGGTATCGTGTTGTGCTATGCGCAGCGTGCGCGCCGCCTCTTTCCCAACCTCGCCGGAGCTTATTAGAGCATCAAAAATATCCTGATCGCTGGCTTTTATTGGCGTGCGCAGATCCATGACGTCGGCCAGCTCCGCCGCTTCATCTTTTGCGCCAGCTTCGACGGCTGACTCGGCCTTTGCCTCGGCCTTTGCAAAGGTTTTTGCTTCAGCCGTCGCCCTTGCGTCTGCTGTAACAGTTTGCCGCAAGTCGTGGCCGATCTGTAACTCAGTGCGGACTTCGCGCATTGCATCAAGATCGGCGCGGCGCATCTTGGCGATCGCATCAACTCCCTTTTTTGCGCCGCGGCCAAGCCAGCCAAGCCCGCGCCCGGCAATTGGCAATCCAACACCAACCCCAACGCCCAACGCTCCGCCCTGGAGGCCCGAAAAAAGCAAACCCTCAGCCGTCATTTCCTGAGCCTCAAGCGCGCTTTGTGAAGCGTAGAAGCCTGCGCCGTATGCCGCGCCCTCAATACCCTCCCTTATCGCACCGCGAGCCATGGCGCGCTTGAGCGTTTCGCCTGCGACTTTCTCCCCTGCAATTTTCGTAGCAACACGGGCCGTTAGCGCCGAGGGCAGCGCGCTCGCGCCTTTCGCGAGCCAACCAGCTTTGCCGATCGCGCCAAGCGGTGACACAATGCCAACAAACTCGCCTACGGCGCTCGGGCCAGAATGGGCCGCTTTTAAGCCCTTCAGCGCCTTGCGCGCCCTCTCTCCAAGCTCTTCGTCGAAAGCGCCAAGACCCTTGACCACGAGCGGATCAATGAGGCCGCCCGTGGCTCCCCGGGCGATTCCTGAAATCGCAGCCGGGACGGCCATCGCGGAACCGCCGTACTTTAGATCGTTCCTCTCCTGCTCGACCTCGGCCGGACTCGCAACACGGTAGCCTTCAGCGAGTCGCCCTTGAAGGTTTTCGCCGGTGTCTGAGAAGACGCCGCCGCTCGGACCAATTAGATAGATTTTGCTTGCCATTTTCCTTGGTGGCGCTGGCGTGGGTAGTGGTTATAAACTCGGGCGGATGGATCAGGCGCTGCGCCTTAATCCTCCAAAGTCAGTCGCGCCGGAGCCTTCGACGGGGCAGATCGCGAGCCCATTCTTCCAATCGTTCTAACGCGCCCTGGTCCCGCCTTGCCTTTGGTTTTGGGCATTATCTCCCGCGTTGTTACGACAGCAGCCGCGTTGAGCGGCGCCGTGTTTGCGTCACCCAAGATCGAGTTGTATGTCTGATTGAGGGCCGCCTTTGCGTCGCCGCGCATGGTTGGAGTCCAGTCTGTAACCGCGACGCCCATCTGCGCACCCATCTCCTTGCCCTCTTGAACCCCCAGCATCCCCTGTTCCTGCAATTTGGCAAGCATCGGTCTCACGCGCTGATATAACGACACGTACTCGGAGTGTTCTTTGCCCGTTGTCACGCCTCTGCTGACCAGGTGTTTCATCTGCCCCAAACTAGTCAACACTTTTTTTCTTGTTTCGTTGCCAGCGGTGTATTTCGCTGCCGCGCTTGCCCCGCCGTTAAATAAATATTCTTGTCCGCTGGGTGCTACGCCGATTGACTTTAAGTCTTTGATGACAAATGTTTTACTGTATTTCTGACGCTCCCTGTCCCGCTCCGCTTTGGTGCGCGCCCATGCTGCGCCCTGCGCTCGGCGCTGCCGCGCCTGCAAGATTTCGCCAGCTCGGCGTGCCTCAAAGCCCTGCTCATGAAGCTCCCTAGCTTTCTGTATATTTTCAGCAGCGCGGCGCGCTTGGTCTTCCCCGATCTTAGACTTCGACATGAGAATTTGCTGCTTCGCCCGATTCTCAATAGAGCGCATATAGACACTTTTTGCGGCAGCTTTGGCGGTTTGCTCATCCGAGAAAATGCGCCGCATGTCGGCCAAAAGTCCCCGCTGCTCCCCCAGGGCCGATCGCTCATGTCGTAGATTTGCCGCCTGCGCATTCAAATCATCATCTATCGCTTTGTTGAGAATTCCCAGCGCCTCATTTGGCCTGTTGGTCAAAGAGCCGCCCAGCGATCCGAACATTACGCCCAAAATGGCCGCAATCTTCCCGCCGGTTCCAGCTCGTTGCCAGAACCGATTGGGATTAATCCGCTTGCTTTTTAAGTCTCCATGCGCCTGCTTTAAGTCGGCTCGAGCCAGCGCATAGCTAACGTTGTGTTCCTCCCGCTCCGCCTCCATTTGCTCGGCGTGGGCCCTTTCTCGCTCGGCCGCCTCACCGAGCAACCTGGCCGCCTCGGCGTCAGCTTCTGCTTGCTGCCGTCCGGCAGCGATCTGCGCGTCCTGCTTAGCCGCCTCCAGATCAAATTGCCCGCGCTCAATCTCAACCGTCCGGCCACGCAGTGAATTTTTGTACTGTTGATTTTTCCGCCACTCCTCATCCAAGTTGGCAATCAGGCGCTTTTGCTCTGGGCTCCCAGCTTCCACGCTAACACCGGTCTCTGCCTCAAATGACCGTTGCAGCCAATCGTTCTCCCAGCCGCGCGGGTAGCCCAGGGCGTAGGGCGTAGGCGGCGGCCTGCGATAACCACCGCCGCCCGTGGGTGGAGCGGGTGGCGTGGTTGGCGTGGGTGGCTCGGCCCCCACAGAGCCAACGTAGGCTTCTCTCATGGCCTCAGCCTGCTCATCGACGCGTTGCTGAATTGCTAATCCTTCGGGCGTAGTAGGCTCCAGCAAAAAAGGGCGCATGTGGCCGCCCGGCGGCGCCGGCGGCGCCCCGAGCTGTAGCCACGACGGATTGAGCGTTGGCCCCTCTGCCCCGCGCTCTTGGCGCGCTTGAGCCTCAGCGAGCTGAGAAATTTTATCCTCGACAGGCAAAACAACGGGCTTGATATCGCCGTTCGACATTATTCAGACTCCTGCAATGCTCTCACAAGTTGCGCGTCAAATCCGTCGTCGTGTTCGTCGCTGTACCACCGCAGCGCGGAGTCGGTTCGCTCATCGGGAACGCGTCGGATATTTTGCTTTAGATTGCGGTCTGACTCATCGCCCTCCGAAACCGCAGCGGCGTAGGTGGCCCCGCCCGCGCCCAATGCGCCAAAAGCGGAGCCAATGAGCGCCATGTCGGCCCGATGTTGCGCCGTGTACCTGGCTTGCCTGGCCGCCTGATTTGCGCGCTCACGCGCGGCTGTTTGAACGTCCATCGCATATTGGCCGCTGGTTAATCCCGCTCGCAATCGGTCGGCCCCTATTTGATCCTCGCGGGCCAGCTGCTCCTCGATGCTTTGTAAAAGTCGCTGTTTCGCTTGACCCTGCGAGAGCATTCTAGATCGCGCTTGTTGTGCGGCGGCGGCCATCGCTGGATCGTATCCTAATCCGCCAGTGTCAAGCCTCGCTCCGCTAAGACCGCGCTTGAATTGCTGAGAGCCTGCACCGAGGCCCAGTCTCTGGCGCTGTAGCATTGCCTCAGTGAAAGATTGAGAGTGCTCACCGAGGCTTTCACCCGTCCCGTAGCCCGTGCTCGAACCCTGCGCGCCGTAACCGGTTTGATAATAGCCGCCCGCGGAGGGGTCGCCCCGGTCTGGGAATTCGCTAGAATATTCTCCCGCCCGCTTTTTTTGGGCCTGCTGTTGTTTGACAAGTGGCGGCAATGCGATCGGGGGATTTGTTTTTTCGAACGGAAACAAATCTTCTCCCCACCAGCCGCCTTTCTTTTTCTTCACGTTGCCATATCCGCCGCTGTACCCTGTGGGATACGGCAGTTTTTCTTTGAATGGGTCGACTGGCATTATTTTCTCCTGCCCCCAATCCGCCTATTCTTTGCGTTGCCGTATCCGCCGCCGGGTAACGAGGTCGAGGAAGTGGGCAATGCATCGTCGCGCGCATCGTCTGGAAATGTGCCCGGGGGCCAGGCGGACTTGGGCAATCCCAGCTGAGACATGTCATAAGGGACAGGGCGGTTGATTGGCGGAACAGGGAGCGGCCCCCGCTTCCCGCCCTCAATGCGCAAAATACGGCCCTCAAGCTCATCGTTGCGCTCGCTAAGCCGCCCGATCATGCCAAGCGCTGCGCCGACAGCTTGCCCGCGATCGATCGCTTTCCCACGCGGCGTGTCTACCACCATACTCCGACCGAGCGGGCCGCCGCGCTCTGCGTCTTGGGCCATAATCCCCAAGCGCCGGCCGCCTGGGAGGCCGTTCCCGGGCTTGTATTCGTATTGATACAATTTCAGAGCATCCGCCAATTCATCCGCCATCAGTCGCTGATCAGCAAAATACTCGTCTCCGATTTGCCGCTGGCGAGCGTTGAAGTCGTCCTCATATTGCTGCACGGCCCTTTTCTCCGCCTCGGAGCCCCGCCGCATCTCATCGCGCCGCCGCTGCGTCATGGTTTGATCAAAATTGCCGGGCGCCGATGGTTCTAACATTGCGCTCAAAGTACGATCAATGCGCCGATCTGGAACGATCCTGACGTCGCGCTTCAGATCACGATCGGAACTGTCCTCCCAATCGCTGCCGCCTGGGGCAGCGGCGTTATAGTCGGAATAATCAACGGGCGCCTGCGACGCCTGCGCTACTTGTGCTCCTAGTTGAGCAGTCGTCCCGAGCATTTGTGAGCCCATCCCGATCGCTTGCGCTTGCTGCTGAAGGTTCCGTGTCTGGTCGCCATAGCGTTTGGCGTGGATATAATCTTCGTAGTTTTGCATTTCTTGGCGGCGTAGTCCTCGCTCGCGCTGCATTGTTTCAGCTGAGAAACGGAGCGCGTCTAGGTATCGCGCCCGCGCCCTGGCAGACGCTTGAGTTGTTTCCATGGCCCCCCTTTCCGCTGTGCCCAACTGATCTCTTGATCCAGCGAACAGCGCCGCCCTACCTCGGAGCGCCGAGCGGCCGGCGCCTGAAAATTGCTTTGTGCGGCCGACTCCTCGCTGAAGGGCCGTGAGCTGATCAGCGCCAAGGCCGGCGCGTGTTCTGGCCGCCCCCACTCCGCCGGTGTCCTGAATGTTTCTTAGGTTTTCATATGCGCGGCGCTGCTCTTCGATCAGGTGCGGTTTTGTGATCGATCGTTTCACGCTGGTGTGAAAACCTTTGTCCGCGAACGTGGTAGGAAGTCCCCGCTCGCGTTCCCGCCACTCCCAATCGCCGACACCCGCCGCCCTTTTTCTTTGATCTTCGGGCGAGATCCCCTCATAGACGTGGAACCCCGGCATGTGGGACTTAGGCGTGGATTTTGTTTCTATCCCGGCGTCATGGAGTAATTTGATGTACTCGGGCGAGTGTTCTGGCTCCCAAAACGGCATTAGCTTCTCTCCTCTGGCGATGGCTTAACAAGCCCGCGCTTAATCCCAAGCTCCATCATCAATCCGGCCACTGAGTAGCCCTGACCCGAAACGGTTGAGCCGTCCGTCGCATCCGCATCTGAGATCTTAATCTTGAGCGCGGTGCTCTTCTGCTGTCTAACTCGCATCTCCGGCCTCTCAACTGGCAAAAGCGGGAAAGCTGCAATTTGATTTGCGAACCATGTTCTAGTCTGAGTTGCGCTTGCAGCATCAAAATCATTGTACACCGTAACCGTCAGATCGTGCGAGTCCAGCCGCTCGCATAGCGGCACGGCTCGGCGAACGCGCTGATAACCACTCTGCTCGGCCGCTTGTAGCCACGCCGTCTGTATCTCGAGCGGGTAATATTCGGCATTATCTTTGTATGTGTCGGGGATCTGCTGGTGCACCCTGCCGTCCGTTGTCACGACGAAGAACGCGCCATCGTGCAAAGTCGCACCGGCAAGTAGCAGTCGCGCGCCGCCGGCCGCTTTCGGTTCCCAGTATGACCACGCGCCGACGAGATAATTATAGACGAGTATAATTGACTCGGTGTTACCGGAGCACACGAACCGCAACTCTGAGCTACCAGCCACAAGCACCGATGCGTTGACGGTTGGGTAGGCGTCGCTCAAGTCTCTCACCGACTCGCCAGGAAATGAAACATCAAGCCCTCGAGACAGCATATGAAAGCCGCGCGCCCCCCGAAACATAACCCCGCCGGGAAACTCAATGACGCTCCGCGCCTCCAGGCATCCGGTGTCTGATGAGACCGAGGTTAGCGGTGAAAAGTCGCTGGCGCTACCGTCGTCCCCGGGGCCCGAGCCGGCAACAACATAGACGCTACTATTAGTAAAGACGGCAATCTTGTCATCCAGATCGGCTAAACCGGTTACCCTCTCCCCATTTGGGGCCTGCATTGAAAACGCTCGATTGGTTTCTGGCGCGGGAGTCAGCGCGCTGGTGCCAGCTGAGAATATCTTGCTGTACTGAACGCGACTCGGTTCTACCATGCCGCCGAACCACATCCGCTCACCGATTGTGCTTAGGATCTGGGTGCTCGTCGCTGGCGACGCTTCCAGCTCCAACGACTCGGTATACAGCGCACTGAACGTATTTCCTAAATGTAGAATCCCTTCCGTCAATGTGGATAACCCAATGTCCGGATCTTCTGGGTAATCAATATCTGAGGCCACAAATGGGTTATTATTTGCAGCCAGCCGATAGACGCCTCCCGCGTCGGCCATGTAATAATGTGCGCCCTGTTTACGGGGCGCAGTCGCCGCAACTGCGCCAGGGATCTCCGTGAGCCTGTTCGTGAACGGGGAAGTGTACATTTGGCAAAGATTGGAATTTGCCGCCAAGGGGGAAGCGAACGCCGCGCTCGGCGCGGAGCGGTGCACGCAGCCCCGCTCATCCACTGTCCACCAGATCCCAATATAAAGAGATCCGATCGGAATAGCCGCCCCCACTGTTGCCTGACTGATAGTTACTCCAACCGGCGCTATCCAGCCGAGTTCTTCGACTACTACCCCAGCGTACCAGCTTACAAATCCGCCGGAGATAGCGAGGCCGCCAAACTTCGGCAATGCAACTGTGGTTGCTGCGTCGAAATCAAGCGTTGCCATGCGACCCGAGTCGGTTAGCCCTTTTCCTCGATACGCGAAACTGTACTTGCTTCCAACTTTCACAGTATTGGGAGACGGCAGCGTTGGATCTGCGGCGATTGCCTTTCCCGCTTCATCTAGGTAACAGACCAGCTTCGGCTGTATTGCGCGGTCAGATAGTCGCAAGTCAAAAACCGCGCTGCATTGCTGGTTTAATTCGTTGGCGCAGTGCACGGCTTGATATGCGCGGCCCTCGTGGACAAAGGGAGCGGCGCAGCCCGACGCGTTGCTCATCCTGGAGCCACCAACCAGAGCCGCGCCGGCCGGCGTGCGGGTTTTGCTGGACATGTGAATCGGTTTCGGCAGCGGCGGCACCCCGTCACGCCAAGAATAGGTGCACGCCACCGTGTCGACTCCGCCAATTATTCCACGCGTGACGCCGAGGTTATAAAACACATCCGGTTGCTCGATCGTGAACGTCTCGAGCACCACAGACCAGTCGACGACATAGGTGGCCACATCGATCGAATAAAGCACCATAGTGCCCCCGGCGATTGCCACATCCGCGTGGGTGAGAACATAAAGTGTGCCAGCTCCATCATCGTGCATCGCTAATACTGAGTGAATGGAATGAGCTGTAAGAACAACGGTGAGGCTGACCACGCCAAGCTCATCGATCTTTTGTAGTTCAATGTCGCCATGGTTTAGCGTCGGATGCGTTGACGACGCCACGCGCGCAAAGTGACAATTTGCCGCCGCGTCAGACGCTGAGGTGATGAGGTCAAAACCGTAGTACTCCCCGGCAACTGATACAGATATGAAGGCCGGGGCCGTCTCTGGCGTGGCTAGGTTGTAGCGGTATAGTTTGTACATGAACCCGCCAGCTGGCGGAACTGGCGGCGGCACCCATTCCGCGTAGCAAATCAGGAATGAGTTGCCCACCGCGGCGGGCCTAGGCTCCTTCAATTCCACGAATGAGACCTGAATTGTGTGCGGCGGCAGGATTACAGATCCGGCAGCGTCTCGGCTTGTAATAATGATCGCGTACTGTTGCGTGTTGGGCGCAGCTTGCCCAGTTGCGCGCCATCCACGCGCAACTATCAGCTCAACACCGGTCGAATGCCGGTCATGATCGCTCGTCGCATATTTTAGTGAATCGTCAAATATTGCCTCGGTTTCCGCTCCAAGCGGAGAGACTATCCCGCGCCTCTCCCACCCGCTCACGCCCTCGTTATATGCATATAGGTGATCGTACCCAATGAGCACTAGCTCCTGGCCCGTGGAGAAAATCCCGCGGATCTTTGGCAGGTCGAAAGTGTCGCCGCCTTGCCGAACTGAGGTGGCAAAAGCCGTAAAGCCTTCACGCTTGCTGATGGCTCCACGCTTGTTGAATTGGCCATTTTTGCAATCCGCCAGCGTAGACACGGGCTGGATACGCGGATCGATCCCCTGCTCTAGTCCGCTGACCATCGGGATAAATGCCTTCGACCATTCGAGCGCCATCAAAACACCCAAACATCTGCAACAAATGTTGTGCTCGCTTGAATCATCAACTGGGTAGCCGTTCTCTCAACTTCGAACCCAGTGTTAGCGGCTCCGCGTACCCTCTTCATGCTCCAGCCACGCGGGGCGTTTCCCATGCCGTGGTTAATCACAGTAACGGCGCCGCCTATAAACGATATGTCTTTAAAAAGTTTACCGTCGAGGAATCGAGATCCATCCGGGGCCCTGCCATCGAGTGACGGCGCGTCAGCTCTGGGAATGCCGCGGCTAATTAGTTGCCGGCGGAGATTCTCGCCAGATGATTGCGTCTGCTGGTTTGCAAACTCCTGAGGGCGTGGAAGAGCAGTTCTGCGCATGAGCTAGCTGTTCCAGTTGTTCATAGTCCAGACCCAGCCAAACCCGGCCCAGTCGCCCTTTGTGTCGGTGATATGCTCGGGAAATGATGCATCCCGTGACCCAGCTAGCGCCCTAATACGCATCTCGAGCGCCGCCCGCTCACCCATGAGAACGCCCGGATCGCTCTCCTCTTTCGTGAGCATTTTAATAGCTGCGCTCAAACACGCAAATTCTTCGTATCCACTCACCCCGTCAAACGTGTCAGGGTTTGCCGTAAGCACGGGAGCCGCCGGAATGTAGGTAACACTAAGGGTCCACCCTGTTTTAGGCGGCGGAAGGATCGTGATCGTGTCGTTGTACAGCGCTGGATCCGGCCTGCTTCGGCCGGTTATTCGATAATAAGTATTAACTGACGACGCGCTGTTGCTTGCCGACATTGCATTTAGCTGGGCGGTCTCTTTCCAGTTCCATGCCTTGGGGTTGTAGAAATTCGAGCCGTCGTAAAGCTGCACCCCGATTAGTTGAAAAAACGCAGCGTCTAGATCGTAGCGCTGTGTCCCGGTTAGCAGTGCGATGACTTGAGTGTTGGCGTAGTAGTCTTCTCCTCGCGCTCCAATTAGCAAATTGTAGAGCGAGGCCAGCCCGTCGTTCAAATGCCGGTCAACTTCGGCATCTGTACAAAACGCACTAGCCCCGCTGGTCGTCTCCATGTTGGCTAACTCCCGTGCGCGGGTTCGCATTGCGAGCAACGTTACGGGAATTCCCATCGGAAACCTCTATTTTTTAGGGCCGAGGGCGATCATCACGCCAACCCCGCCGCCTTTTTCGTGCTGGATGCATTCGTAGATTACGGCCTTAAGGGCCTCGAACGCGTCCTCATTATCGCCTTTTTTGTGAGCTTTTACAAAGGCGTCGAAAGCCTCGCGGGCATCTTCCCCCTCGCTCTCATGCTCCCGATCTTCTTTCTTCCGTAAGTAGTCGCTGATTTTAGCTGCGAACATAACACCCTCCTATCGCTGCATGTGGATCAGGACGGTCACACCGCGCGCAGCGGTATCGACTAGGCTGATCGCGCTGCCTGCGAAATCAACCACCTTTGTTCGAATCGTGATCGTTGTGTTAGTTGTCGCCGAGACGTTGCAAAGAAATTCGTCTGACACGTCATCAATTTCCGCAACGGCCATAACAACGGCCCATCGCTGTTTCAGGGTAACGACATATGTTCCAGCCGAACCGGTGACCGCCGGGCCAGCAATGCTTAGGGCAATACCACCAGGATCCGTAATTGTGGATGGATCGTTTGCGTCATCCGTGACGAAGTTGATCTCCGCCATGACATTCTCTCGGGTTTGCGATCGTACAGGATACAGCATAGCGCTAGACTCCTACCAAGTAATGAGACAGTTGTGGCCCGGCTCTTTGCAAATCAGGTTGTGGTAGCTCCGGATGCGAAACTGGACGGAGTCCGTCCCAGCATCACGAAGCAGCTTCTGCCCGTCGTCAGTCGCGAAATGCGGAGCTTCCCCGAGGCTTTTCAGCTCCCATGAATCGCGCTTAGCAAGCACACCGATCGCATACGGGCAACTAGGATCGCTCATAACCTTAATCTCTCCCTGGGGGCCAGCGAAAGACATCGCGCGATACCCAATATCAGGAATGTCGGTCTGAACATCGATCCACGTTTTACTGTTCGCCGACTTTTGCAGCTCGGCGAATCGCTTGTTGTTCATCCACAAAGTATCAGGATCGCCTCCGTTGATCGCCGCCTCCGCGCTCGCATCAAACACCGAATCCTCGATGGGAGATCCTCCCCCATTAAATTTCACTCCCGCAAGCCTGGTACTATCTAACGTCCTATTAACCCCAAAGAAGTTATCAAGCGGCACAAGCAATGGCGTGGTTAGCCACGACTGAACGCCGGCCATGCAATTTCCATAGTCGCCTTGGCGAAATATATAATTGTTTACAGCGAGGCCCCAGGCGGCAACTTCGCCCGCTCCGAATGTCACTGTGCCAAGCTGCCGATCGACGGAAACAACAGTTGCCTGCGTGCCGATCACACCAGCAACAGGCGGCTGCCCATCGTCGGTTGAACGCTGGCAAATCATGCCAATCTCAAAAAACACAACGTCGTTGACATTGGTCAACGTGACAGTGTCGGTGGCGATCACCGCACACCGGCCACGCGCGCCTCCGCCATTGCCCCAACTTTGGAACGCTAGCGAGCGGCCCATTTCATACATCCCAGCACGGATCGACGTGTCGAGCGCTCTAGCGATTGCTCCGCGATCATTTCCGCTAGCGAGCAAGGTCTCGCTGTCAACGCTCGCTATGCTGTAGTCCTTGCGGCGAGTCACCAAGAATTTCACCGTCGTAGGATTTCCGGTTAGCGTCACCGCGTCGGAAAAGTTTGTGCTTCCGCGGTTACCGCTAATGATGGGGACGACGCCTGCCGCGCTTCCTACAAAGTCGGTTTTCTTTGGTACCCAGCTCAAAAACGGCGCGCGAGGATACCACAGCTCACGCAGTCCGCGCGGGTAGAGCTCCTTGAGAGCCGCAGAAAAATTTGTTAGATTGAGAATTGCCATTGGTCCGATTGCTCCGTGGGGGAAGCTACCGGACTGACGCGATCATATTGGCTATTAGGGCACGATGTCCGGCAGCAGTTTTGCCGCGCTGGCAATGCGCTCCTCACGCGTCAATTCGCGCCGGGAGCTGCTGCCGTTTGCGGCTTGTGATGCGTTCGAAATTGTCGCGGGCCTATTAAGACCTGCTTCTGGTTTCGCATGCGCCGGGAGACCGTGACCCTGTACAGATTTTGCTTGCGCCGGGTTGTCACCCTGAAGCGAGTTTAATCGCTTAGATGTAAATTCATATTCTTCACGGGCCATTTTGTCAAGCGCGTCAGCTATGTCGGGCAACGTTACACCTTGAGCCTCGCCGCTTGCGTGCTCCTCGGCCCATGCGAGCGCGGCGCGGGTTTGGTTGGCTATTCGCTGCTGTGGCCATGCGGCCAAGTGTGGCCATTTTGCCGCGTGATCCGCGTCGTCCGGGATGCCGACAAACTCATCAATAAAACCATTAATAACATTAAGTTTGCGGTCTTGTGCTAGCTGGATCGTGCGGTGCTCCCGGGCCTCGTCTCGCCGCTTGAACTCGCCCATTAAATCGTCGCGAAGTTTCCTGATCTCGGATTGCGAGCCGTCTGCCTCTTGGGCATCCTCATCATAGAGCCCGAGCCGGGAGCGCGTCAGCTTGTCGTAGAAATCACCCGAGGTCTTTCCACTAAACTGCGCCAAGCGCTCGAGCGCCGCTTCCGGATCTGACTCCATCAACTCCGCCAACTGCTCCCGCTTTGCAATCTCAGCCTCGCGCCGATCCATCAGGGCGGTCCTCTCCTCCAGCTCGGAGAGTTTTCGATCAGCCTGTGCGCGGTATCGCTTTGCCTGAGCCACCCTCCACGCTAGCGAGCCACCCTTTTCTTCCGCCGGTTTAGCTCCTTCTGGCTCTTCTGGCTCTTCTGGCTCCTCAGGCTCTTTGGCCCCTTCGGCCTCCTCGGTCTGCCCTTGGGCCTCCTCGGTCTGCCCTCGGACCTCCTCAGGCTGCCCCGGGGCCTCTTCGGCCTGTTCCTGGGCCTGCTCCTCAGTCTGCTCAGTGTCTGACGCTGCAATCATGGCGGCGGCAGCTTCGATCCGTTCTTCAGCGATCATTTTCTCTCCTAATTATTGCGGCGGCATCATCTCGGGCGGCATCATATCCGGCGGCATCATATCCGGCGGCATGGGCGCCCCAGGCGGCATCATATCCGGCGGCATCATCTCAGGCGGCATCATCTCGGGCGGCATCATCTCGGGCGGCATCGGGGCCTGCGGTGGCATCGCCTCGGCCTGGTCTTGGGCCGCTTGCGCCTCTGCGCGCTCGAGCAAGCTGGCTGCGTCCCCCACCCACTGACGGAGGAGCGCGATCCGATCATCAGGAGCCCCTTTTAGTTGCGACGACTGAATCGTCCTGCTGGCGAGCTCAATCCCGCGGATTAGATCCATGCTCGGCTCTGGCGGGATATAATCGTCTCCATCGAGAATACGCTCAAACACCTTCATCAGGAGCTCCTCGGGGCCGACTAGGTTGTCTCTCACCGACTCAAAGTCCGGAACATCCAGCAGACGCAAGAACGTGGCGTTGTCGATTGTTCCACGTGACAGCATCTCCTCCAAAACCTGAAGCTTGCCCGCCGGGCTTTGTGGCAGCGCGCTAGTCGGGAAAACTTGGAGTCTATAGGTGTCGTCCTCAAGATTGATCTCGCGCCATGGGATGCGCTCCACGACTCCACCCTGCTCAAATAGTACCTCGTGGGATGGATCATCCTCGGACAACTGGTGCTCGAGCGCGACAATTTCTCGAGCAAGATCAACATATAGCTGCTCATAAGCTCTACCCAGGTTCACAAATCGCCTCGATTGCACGTCCGAATAAATCCGGAGGGCCACTCCACTCGATAACCCGGCGGGCTTGGTGCTCGTGGCTGATAGCTGACTTACTCCAAGCTCCTCAAATATCCAGCCGGTGAGGCGATCGATATGATTGTAAACTTCGGCGTTCATCGCCTGAGGTGCCAAAAATAGGGGGGGCTGCCCGTCGTATTCGACGATCGTCCCGACATCGTTGATCATGTGGCCTTTCGTGATCCCCGACTGTCTGCTGACAAAAATCCGCGGAACGCTAATCAGGTGCATTGACTCGGCAACCCTCAGCAGAAGCTTATTTAGCTCAAGTTGGGCTGGCGCGGCGCGTCTAACCAAAAACTCTCCCCAAAACCCGCGCTGAGGAGGAACGCCGCGGATGAAGCAAAGCGGGAATTTGTCCCTAGTGTATTCCTCATCCAACAAGACCGCACCGTCGACCGCTATCGCGTGCCTGCCGTCGCTGCGTTCTCCATCCTCGGCGTATGTGCTCGGCAAATGCCAAGCCTCAATTACCTCAACAGCATCCCGGTAAATGTCGGCCGCGTACCACTGCCGACTCGTGGGCGCCGGAGCAACATCAATCCACGCAGCCTGCTCCGGGAAAAGCTTTTTCAGCTGATAGCGATCGACGACGCGCCTCAAATACATATCGCGCGGCATTACGTCAACGCAGCTCCGATCATCAATGAGAATGTTGACCGGGTGAATACGCTCTATTTTTACGCGCCCGCTTTCAATATACGGTCGAACGCAACCTAAGCCGCTCAAAATAGAATCACGCACAGCGTTGCGGCACAACTCGCGGGCCCCAGTTTCGTAGACTTTTGCGTCCACAAACTGCGTCATTTTTCGCGCTCTGCTCTGCGCTGTCCAGTCCCCGCCAATTGTCACAAACATTGGACGCGGCTGAGATGCCGTGACCTCGCTTGTCAGCGTGTCGACGGCGTTGGCAATCACATTGTGGCTAATGCGGCCGGTCAGCGGCAACAGTTGCGCGACTGTCCCCAGGTTGGGCCATGCGGACGCGTCACCATAAAGACAGGAATAATTCAGGATCTGCTGTTGCCGATCTAGCGTCATGTCATCCACTTGACGCGCTCGGCTTGTTACAGCTGAAGCTAATTCGTCTCTATCAGTTGTCCACCAGTGCGACGATGAATAATCCACGTTACCATTTCTTTTTCCCTTGGTTGTTTTTGTGGCGCTCGATTTGGCTTAGACGTTTTTCCGCGGCCCCTCGGCTCGGATAGGTGCCTAACCTCTTTCGCTTGCCGGCGCTGTCTTTCGATTCCGAATAGATAACAAACTTTCCGTCAACTTTGCGAATCATGTCAACCGCGCCTTGCTGCTTATTTCGGCATAAAGAAGCGTTTCAGCCTCCAAACTTCCGGTAAACGTTAACACAATTTGGCCAGCAACAGCAGACGAAGACAGCGCCCACCCGGCCGCGCCAACGGTACCCTCTTGATGAATGAACTGATCTGCGCTTATTTGAGCCAACTCGGAGCCGGTGGGAAAATGAAAACTTGAGCACAAGATTGCGTCCAGCGCATCCTCTCCAGAGATGGCCACCAGCCTCGTTTGTAGTGAAACCACAGAGGCCTCCGGAATCGTGAGCCCCTCGGGCCATCTCGCGATTACCGTCGAAGCCTCGGCGGCAGACGCCATTGAGACCTCGAGCGAGCCGCTACCACTTGCTAAATAGCTACCCACTTTTCGGCGGCCTCCCGCGACGTCTCGGCGCCTCATCCACGACTACCCGGCTGCACATACTCAGCGGAAAGAAGCAGACATCACCGCTCGGCGTTTCAGCAAACACGACAGCGGAGCCGCTAGCTGTTCCGAGGTGCAGGTTAATGTTGTCTCTCTCGGCGCTGATCTCCGTCACTGTTGAGTCGCGCCCAGGCGGGGCCACGAAAGACAGGAAGCGCACGGACAGAACTTTCATCGGGCCATCTTTCGTAAATCAAATGGCACAAGCCCGCCGCCCGCATACAGCTCTTCTTCGTGCCTCCGCGAAGCCACTTCAGGCAACTCGGCAAGCGATGAGACCGGCGCAAGGCTTTGGGGCTTTGGGGCGAACGTCATCTCGACCGCCCCGAGTTTTATTTGGGCCACGCCATGACGGTGCATCACAACACAAAGCTCGTCTATCAGCCGGATATCAGTTTTGGTCAGTGAGCCAGCTTGCCGCTTGCGCGGTTTGGTAACTTCCCGTTCGCTCATCGTTCAGCTCTCTTTCCAGTCGAGCCACTTCCTCGACCTCTTCATCCGTCCACCCGGCCGGCATTTCCGCCGGGGCGCCAACGGGCTTACCAGCTTTCGGCCAACACGCCAAAATCATAGCCGATACCAGATCGGAATGCCCGCCACCGCTGCGGCGCGGGAGAATCATCCGGACGCGACCGCTGGGCGTGGGGGCAGATTGCACCTCACACAAATCGCGGAGTAGTTGCTTGTTGTTCGGTATCTTTATCCGACCACCGTGCAACAGCGTTCTAAATCGCACATACGTGCTAGGCACGTCCCGGGGCGCAATCTGAAAGCCTAGATTCTCATCCGCCAAATGCTCGGTGATGCTTTCTTGATAGTGTCCATCTGCCATTAGGCTAGAGATGTTGTGCCGCTTGCACACGTCCGCGAACGCTCTCACGGTCTCGCTCGGACGCAGCGGCCCCGTTGTCTGTGGGCACAACTCGAGCATATCGGCCAAGATCATCACATCGGCGCGTCGGTGCACAACGGCAAGCGCCGAGCTATCTCGGCGAAAACCAAAGTCGGCCCCGGCTGTCACACTCTCACCCTGTCCTGCAATTCGTGGGATTTTCAGCCACTCGTCTGCCGCCGCCGCGATCGCGGTATGGTCAAAAAAGCTGGCCGCGCTAGCGCTCATTGGCTCCGCCGCATATTCTCGCCTGAACGTTGCCTCATCCGGCTCGAGCATCCGGCAGCCGTCTTCCGTCAACGTCGGATTAGCTTCCCACGATGTAGCCGCCGCAACCATTTGTTGCGGTGTATCGCCCGCCGCAAAAGCTTCCGCGTGCGCATCAATCGTGCTCCATGGCGACGAGATCATGAACTCGCGGGCGTTTTTCATAGTTGCCATTGAAGGCCGAATTGAGCGTAAAACCTGCGTCGCTGGATTGGCGCCTGTCTCATTGTCAAGCCAGCGCGCGAGTTCATCGAACACGCAGCCGATGCACGTAAAACCCACGGCCGTCCTAAAGCTTGCGGCATAGGTGCGAAATTCTACCGGCATATCTTTTATCCGAATGCGCGTAGCGTCTTTCTCGTACCCAACCCGCATAGCGTCAAGAATTGCCGCTATGGTTTTGAGCCGCTCGCTTGACTCTGATCGCGTAACACTCACGATCGCAAACACTCCAACGTCCCCGGGCGGGATATTGTGCTCGCCATAGAGAGCTTCGGCCACCGCCACCCGGCAAAGCGTGGAACTCTTTCCGCCGCGGCGGCCAGCCCTGACAATCAACCGCCGCTTGCCACCCTTGTAGAAGGCATAAAGCTGGTCTCGCCACCATGGGCTCATGGGAGGGAACCTATGGTAGGCCAGTAGCTCATCAAGCAACATGAGCCTTCTGAACGGCTCCGCGCTGCTTCGTTCCTGTTGCGCGGCAAAGTTTATAGCAGCGCTCATTCTTCGCTTTCGGCGGCAGCGCGCTCGGCTTCTAGCGCTGATTCTAACATCTCAATGCGCCTTTCGCGCGGTAGCGCCGCCACATCGTCGGCCGTCATGAGAGCAGACACGTCCACAGCTTGCGCCACTTTGCCATCGATGCGCTCAATTACTTCTTTGGCAAATGGAAACTTCCCACCCAGAGCCTCATTAATAAAAAGCTCCACAAGCCTTTCAGCCAGCTCCCCGCCCTTGTCATCAAAGACTCTTTTCTGGAGAATCGCGCCCAGGGTTTTCCCTTTCGGCCGGCCGGCGGGGTTGCCAGATTGGCCCTTTTCCCATTGATGCGGCCGGATGTTTTCGTGGCCCTTGTTTTTCCGGTGCTTTTCAGCGGGCCCATTTCCATCCGACAAATCAATCACTCCTCATCGGCGAGCGCCTCTATTAACTCGGCTTTCCGCATGCTCGAATACCCAGTGATCCCCTCCTCACGAGCGAGCGCCTTCAGCTCCACGGTTGTCAGAGTCGTCAAATCAATAACCTCGGTTTCCGGCTCCGGTTCCGGCTCCGGTTCCGGTTCCGGCTCCGGCTCTGGCTCTGGCGGCCAAGGGGGCGACCACGTAGACGTGGCCATGAGGGCCAGCGCTTCCGTGTGCGACATGACATCCAATCCAACAAATGGGCCAGGCGTGTCGCCCTGCCACTTGAGAACACACTGGGACCCGTTAACGCTGCGGCGCGCAGTATCGGTTGACTCAATAGCCGCCGCGAATTGTTCAGGCGTCGGAGGATTAGGGACTACGCAATAGCTGACAATCATGGCACATCCGGGGCGAGGTAACCCTCTACAGTGTTGATGGTTTGCATCGGGTATCCGTTTCCTGTCACGTCAACAATAGATCCATTAATATTTTCTGCGCTATCACCAGGGTCATCGCCCATCCGCCACCAGGCGAGCGCGTTCCCATAGGCGCTATGTGTGGCAACATCCGGAGGCGTGCCCGCGCCGTACAGCTCCTGCGCTTCAACGGTAGACAGCTCCTTGTCCCACAAGCTGATTTCTTCAAGCCTTCCAGCAAACGGAATAAACGAGCCCGCCGCAGCGTAGCGGATTCCAGCCGTCATGCTAATCCACGGCACTATGATCGTTCCGGTTCCAAGCGTGTCGGGGCCCGTCGTCATCGCCTGGGCCACGCCATCGATCACCATGGAAATGCCAGCGGCGGCACGGCTCCCGTCATAGCTCGCAACGACATGATGCCATGCCCCATTGTTCCAACCTGAACTATTTGTGATCGAGCCCAGCCAGTCGGCAGAGGTTGAGCTGTGGATCACAGCGAAGAACAACTCGCCGCCCGGCTCGAGTGTGAGCGTCCATCCGCGATACGGACTGAAAGAATCAGCCCGCCCAAAAATACACTGTACCGCCGCGGTGCTCGAATTGAACCAGGCCGAAACGGACCAAGGATCGCCGGACTCTAGCGTCGGCGGGCTGGCAACCGGCCCGATGCTAGTGTAGCTGCTGACGCCATCAAACTGCATGCTCGTCAGATTCCACCAACCGTTCGCCACTTTCGTCACAAGATCGATAGCTTCTGTGTTTTGCGGAGTTAGGTCATGGCCGCCGACAACGTCAACAATCAACGGCGTGCCCGCCGGATCGGTGCTGTCACCAGCTGCGTCACCAAGCCGCCACCACGAGACCAGATTGCCTAGCCCGCTGATGTCTTTCGGATCGCCCCCGTTATAGAGCTCATTCGCCACATCAACGGCGGAGACTTCAGCATCAAACACTGAAACCTCATCGAGGCCACCCTGCAAAAAATAACCGGGAGACGAAAGCGCGGCCAACCTAAACGCTTCACCCGTCGCGTTGAACGTGTTCGATGCGAGCGCGTTGGCATTGATGACCGTGCCCATATCCTGCACGCCGTCGATATAGATTTTCAGCCCGTTCATGTCGCCCGTCGCGTTGCCGTCCCAAGTGAAACACATATGCACCCAGCGGCCCATCGCGATCCATTTGCTGCTGTTTATGTCGCCGTACACGAACCCCGCGAGGTTGTTAAAGAACTGGACCCACGGCACACCCAAGTAGATTCCGAACCAGTAGCCCCGGTAGGTCGGCGGCGGAAAACGTTTACCAGCTATCGTGTGATTTCCAGCGCGGTCACAACGCACCCACGCCGAGAGCGTAAACGGCGAACCGATGTCAAAGTCGAAATCTCCATGGTCTGGGCCAACGGCTTCCTCGTCGATGCCATCAACCTGAAAGCTTTTCGCGTTCGCAAATACGGGAGGCGGCCCAGCTCCAGCAACCTGAACGAATGACGGGATAGCAATTTTGATTCCCAACATAACGGCAGCAACTACATAACATCACTCGCGGCGCATCGTCCACCACTCGGCAACAAGCTCGAGAAAATCAGCAAGCTCCAGCGTGACGCGCCAGCTCCCGCGAGTGTCCTTTGTGACCGCGATGGGCCAAAGCTTACGCTCTCCGCATGCCTCCGCCGCCTGAGCTAGCGCCGCGCGAATATTCGGTTTTTTTTGGTTCTTAACTTCGATGAAAAAAGCGCAATTTGTCACGTCGGCAACCTCCGAGCCGTCGCGGGTCTGAATTCCCCGCTTGATTGAGTCGCCGGGCATGGCCTCCCGGAACAACTCGGCAACTGCGCGCTCCCCGCGTTTCCCTTTGTCCCGTGACCGCTTGCCGCTCATCGCTTCTTTTGCCGCTTACACTCTGCGCAAACCACGCTGCAACCCCGGTAGGTCCATCCGAGCGGAACACCTGGACCCTTGCTCGCCTTTTTCTTCTCCGCTGTCCAGTCCGTCGAAGCTCTGCGATCACACCCAGCGCAGCGCCAATGCCAACTCTTCGCCGCCGTCATTGCTGCACCCTCTCCAGGAAGCCACGTAGCGCGGTCTTTGCCTGCTCCGGCGTTGCCGCTTGCGCCCTGTCGCGCTCGTGCCTCTTCGTGTGCGCCTCTTCGCGCCGGCGCTCATAGTCGGCCCGGTAGCCTTGGCGCTCGCCGGATTTGCGCGCGTTGTGCTCAAGCTCGGAGCGCGGCTTCGCATGCTGAAAAAATGCCCTGAGCTTCCGGCGGATGACCAGCGGACTCATGCCTGGATCAACATCACTAGCGCACTGAGGAACAGCGGC